CTCCCACATCGCCTGTTTTCCTTTCAAAAGGAACACCTGCAAATATTTCGCCGTTTGTGTTGGTAGCATTTTTTACCGCAGTTTTGTTGGTAGCGTCAAAGTTAGCTAAACTACCTTGATATATTTCAACGGCAGTCGTATCCTGCAAAATAGGATTAGATACTATAATGCCGTCCTGCCATGCTGACAAGTGATAATTGCTTGTTATAGCTGTCATTTTTTATTCCTCCGTAAATTATTTCTGTTCGTTAGAGGAATATTTTTTATAATCCTCTTCCGTCAATCCATGTTTTTTACCCATTTCTATGATTTTTGGGTCAAGTGCAGTTTCGCCACTTTTTCCTTTATCGCCTATGGGTTTATCATGGGCTACTTTACCTTGGCTTGCAAAAAATTCTTTCATTTCTGCGCCGTTGTCAAACTTTTTCATGCAATTTTCTCGCATGGCTTCATTGACCTTGTTATCGTTTTTCAATTCCTCAAAAGCGGTTTCCTTTTCCTTCTTGACCGCCTCCTCTTTGAGTTTTTTATTTTCTGCTTCAAGGTCTTTTGATTTTTCAAGTTCAGCTTTCAAAGTTTGATTTTCTTGTGCTAACGCTGTGTGCTTTTTTTCGGTTTCCAATAGAGCGTTTACATCTATTTTATGCTCATCGGATAACTTTTTAATCAAAAGTTCTTTATCCATAATTTCTAACTCCTTTATTTGATATGGGTTTTCTGATAGCTTCATTGGTTCGCCTTTTTGGAACGGACGATTAGTCAAGGCACCGCCCAACAAAACATTCTTAAACCTTTTTCCTTCCTCGCTGTAATACTGTGTGGCAAATTCCGGGCTAACATATTGATACTGTTTGTCGGCAAGTTTTGGTTTTGCCTCATCAGTCCATTTGATTTTAGCCCATACTTCTTTACCACTATTTTTCGGGTACAGATTTTTAATCCAGCCCCATGCGGGTTTTTCGCCATTATCGTTGTTATGTGTGTTTTCCACAGATAGCTCAATTCCGCGCACATTGCCGTTAAAATTGTCTATAAAATCTTGTAAGTCTCGTTCAGTGAACGAGAATTCACCGTATGCAGGGCTTACATATTCACCTACTCTAAAAAGCATAACATCGCTTAATTCCGCCTCATTATAATGGTCTGACAATTTAAAGGGAATACCCCTCATTTTATCGGATAACTTGAAATTTCTCTTTGTTTCCTCGGTTAAAATTTCGTCAGCTAATCCGTAGTCAATAGCTTCCTGTGCGGACATAAATTTGTCAAATTTGAAAATATCGTTTTCTATAATCGCTACAGGTTTTCCAGTATTTTTTGCAAGCGTTTCAATTATCTGTTTGCCGACAATCTCAATTTCGTCCATGCTTTCTCGCAAGTCTGGGATTTTTCCTATAGCTCCCGCAAATACTTCATGTATCATTATACGAGCATTTTCACCAACAAAACGCTTATCACCTGCGGACAAAAGGACTGCACCTGCACTGCTTGCCCTGCCTATTGCAATTGTGTAAACAGGACTTTTAATTGCATTCATTGTGTCTATAATAGTAAACAGAGAGCTAACCATTCCGCCCGGACTATTGATATACATTTTTATAGGTAATTCGTTATTTTCGTCGTCCAATGTTAGCAATGTTTGCACTATTTCGTTTGACATTTCTGTGTCAAACTGTCTAAAAATAAATATATTTCTACTCATTAAATTTTCGGGCATAATTGTCGCTCCTTCCTCTGTTCCGTCTTGATTTTTGTCTGCGGATTTTTTTGCAGGTTCAAAACGAATAATTTTTATTTTATTATCGTTTATCCATTTTCTTGCTTTTGCTTCCGTCCACTGCTTTGTTGGAAATCTTAATGCCTGCGCTATGACAGGGTCGGAAGGTTTATCTTTTCCTTTAAGTTTTCCCCATATCACATCTATGCTCTTTGGAATAGGTACTCCCTGCACTTTTCCGTTTCCGCTTCCATGTGTTCGTCTAAAAGTTTTAGGCGAAAAGTCATTTGGATTTCGTAACCTTGCCGCGTGTTCGTTAGGGAATGGATTTTGCGGTTCCGATATTTCCACTCCGTCCTCAAAAAGAGGTACATAATTTTTTTCAACCCACTTGGCAAAATATCCTTTATCCATTTTTTTATCCTCCGTTAGACGCAAAAAGGAGCGTAAGGAACAAGTCGCTAAACTTATCCTCTACGCTCCTTTGGAAAGCGTCTATCTCTCGGTCAGCCAAAGACTACAAAGTGGGAGCTACCCACACCCGAAATTGTCAAAAGTTCCTCGTATTCCAAACAGACGGCGGAGGCAACTCATTATCCGGCGTTACCTTCGGTTCGTCCTCATAAATCGGCTTTGAAAAACTACTGCAATTATAGTGTAGTGGCGGTCTAATTTGTGAAAATTCCGCACTATCTTTGGAATAAATATGTCCGCTTAACCAACGGCAAAGCGGTGTAGTTTTTCCGTCGTCAACTGCTATGTACCGATATGCTTGTATTATGTCGCTTGCTTCCTCAAAAAATTTAAGACTTCCGGTATTTGTTCCGTCCCCTACAATATAATTTGAAGCAGTATTTAATTGTCCGCTATCTATATAATCGTCAAGGACTTTGTTAGCTTCCGAAATAGCTTGTTTTACAGTAAAGCCATTATCCATTTTTCGTTGTATTGTAAAGACTGCTTTAGTTTTCATGTTCACATATTGTGCGTCCACAGTGCTATCCGTAAGGTTCACAACATACGCTTTTAATTCTTTGGAAAGATTTTGCGGGTTTTCGTCAGGTATTTCCGCAAGTTTTTTTGCTTTATGTTTTGAAGCGTCCTTTTTAGCTTGACGCCAACCCCATGCCGCAAAATAAGAAATCTTTTTTGAAATTCCGTCTTTGTATTTTCTTTCAAATGGAACGGGTACATTTTTTAATCCTTGTGTTTCTGTCGTGCCTTTGTTTAATTGTACTTCCAAATCCCGCAGATATTTTTGTTTAACAAGTGTCAAATTAGATTGCATATAATCTGTCATTTGTGGCACATAGAAGTCCATAAATTCCCGTCTGTTTTTTGTTAGCTCCGTAACACTTGGCTCCTGCAATTTAAAAATTCTTGCTTTTTCCTCGCTCATCTGCATGGGTTCGCCGTCATTGTCATCGGGCGGAGTATCGCCATTATCACTATTATTCTCATCGGGAGTAGGAGGAATAGGAGGTGTTGGAGGATTTAATTTTTTTTCTAAACGCAATTTCTTTTCGTCCTCTGTGAGATTTGGCATTTCCATTTTTGTGCGAATAAAATCCTCATCGTTTATTGTAGGTTCAATTCCGCCTTTTTCCAACATCTTTGCGTAATTGTCAATAAACTGCTGTATTTTTGCTTTATTTATGTTCAGTCCGACAAGTTCGGGATAGATATTTTGTTCACCGAAATTTAAATCTATCATTGGCTTTATAATCGCTCTATTAAATACTGTTGTAACCAAATCAACGATGTATTGTAAACTATCCAAAAAGATTTGAGACTGGACATCGCCTAGGGCATACGCTCCGCCCTTTCCACTCTGTCCTAACTCTAAAAATTGAACCATGACAGTTTTTGCCATTTGAGAGTTATGCCTTGCGATTTTTTGGTTAGTTATTGCATTGTTATAATTTCCAAACTCCCACTTAAATTCGTATCCTTCGCCATAAATCATGTAAGGATTTTGAGAGCGCCCAATTTTTTCAAGCAGTTTGGTAAGTTCCGTATAATCTGTACTTCCTCGTTTTATGGATTGTGGAATTTTCATTGTCGGAATGCCTAAAGCATTTTTTCGCACTCCTATTGCGTCTATTATTTCAGTTTCGTCCTTTCGTTTCCAGTCCCAATAACTCCAACGCAAAAGAGAAGTCCCTCGCATATCGTTTCCCTCTTGGTTTAAAATAAAAAAGACCAAGACATCAAATGGAATTTGCACTTGTTTTCCGTCTGTCTTATTTTGCACTACCAATTTATTTTCGGGCTGTATTTCCTCAATAGAGGTTTGCATTCGGGCTAAAAGTTCAGGCACATGATAGCGAGTTCCTTGCCATGTCCATAATCTATAAATCTGCTCAAATGTGCTAAAACCATACTCTACAAAAGTAAGAATTTGATATAAAAGATTTTGCCAAGGACAAGGATAATTTTTAAAAAAATATTCTTTTGAAAATTCTGCATGTTCTATCTGTTTTTTGTCATCTGATTTTGTGATTATATCCCAGTCTGCGGAAAGTATAGGCGATTTTATCGTATTTAAAATCATACCCACTTGGCTATCATAAGCCATTTTTTCGTAAGTCTCTGTTCCTTTTTTGCCTTGTAATTGAGGTTTGTGTTCTGCGGAAACTGTATCGCCTATACCTTGAGTGCCAAAATCCCCTATTGCTATGGTGTGTATTTTTGTCTTGGGTTTGAATAAGTCTAAAATAGCCATTATGTTTTTATGCCTCCGAAAATACCCGTATCATCTCTGACAAAGTTTTTCAACTTCGTATAGCAGGCGTACCTTAAGGCATCCAACGCATGGTCTCTAAATTTAATGGGCTCATCAATGGCTTTTCCGTCTTTATCTTTTTTCCATGCGTAACCCCGTATTTCCTTAATAAGATTACCAGAATTTTTTGTAATATGCAAGCGGAATTTTTTTAGAAAGTTAATTCCGTCTCGTACGCTCTTTTCCGAAGGGTGTATGTTAAAACCCGCTCTCTTTATTTCCTCAATCTTATCAGGTTCCGCCGTGTCTGCAAATATTTCACTTGTGCTATCGGGTACTAAAGTTTTAATTTTGTCAATTAAATCTGCCGTAATTAACTTTTCCTCATATAGCTTTTCGTTTACAAAGACCTCATTATCTTTGATTAAAATTTCAATCAAAGCCGTTGGATTATTATAACCAAAATCCAAACCGAAAATCAATTCGCCGCTATCCAACGGAGGCATTTCGTCAACCAAATCGTAATTTGTATAAATAAGCCCTTCGGTTTTTCCCCATTCGCCTAATGTATAAACTCGGTAAGCATTTTGGTCTATGTGTTTTAAACTTTCAAGTGTTTGGATATATTCGTCATCCAAAAAAGGATTGTCCTTGTAATTACTTTTTATAACCTGCACATCAGGACGCTTTAAAAGATATTCAGGTATCCAGCCATGTATGTTTTCGGGGTTTAAAGCTAAATAAATGTGATTTCTTTCGTTAGGGTTTGTATTTGTGCCGGATAATCTTGTATCCAAAATAGTGAAATCGTCCTTTGTAAATTCGTCCGCTTCCTCAATAAATATGTAGTGAAATTTAGTAGATTTTATTCGGGTAGGGTCTTCAATGGAAAAAAATTGCAAATGGTTATTATGTGGGTGATATTTTATCCAGTGTTCCGATTTCTGCTCATGACAAAAAGGCAAAGTTCCCCAGTTAGAAAGTATCCCCGTCATATCTCGGTAGGTAGTCATCTTTAAGGCAGGCATTGTCTTACGGCAAATACCGATTTCTTTGCCATATTCCTTGCGCAATTTGTATGCAAGCACTTGGCAAACGCTGTAAGATTTGGAGGAGCGTGCGCCTCCGATATTGACTACTATCCGTTTATGAGCGTTTAAATTTTCTCTAAAAATGCGAGTTATTTTTGACCTTTTTTTTGTCATGATTATAAATTACCAATTTGCACCTCAAAAATGAAGCGACTTTTTTCCCGATTATACAATCAAGACAAAAACGAAACCCCAAAAAAGATACATATACTTCGTTCGTGCTTTTACATATAGAACATTCTTTTATTTTGTAAACCATTTTGCACATAACATGCCTGCACAAAAAATTATAACAACTGCAATGACGAAAAGCGAAAAAAATAAATAGGCGTTCATTTTATTATTCTTTATCAATTCTACTTTTAAACTGTCCGCAAAAATCGGATTTTCCAACTTCTTGAAATTTTATTAGTTTAGGTTCAGGCATACATTTGCATTGTCCAAATGCGTTAATACATTCATCTTTTTTAAATTCAAAAAAGTGTACACAATTATTGCAAACCTTTTTCATTTGATACCTCTCGGCTGTATGAAGCGACTAACATTTGCGGGCACCACTGTAAATGTGGCGACCCGTCTTGTTACTTGGATGTTATGATATTTATTTTTCTCGCCCTTCACAGGCACTTTGATTGTTTTAACATATTCCCTGTGTCCTTTGACAACCTTTGCAGGATGTCCCGCCTGTATATTTGTGTTTGCTTGCGCCAATGCTTTTTGTTTTGCCTCCACATAAAATTTATTAACGCCCTTGATATTTTGCGGCTTAATGACCTTTCCGCTTTTAGCGGACACCTTGCCTATTTTTTTTATAGCTTTTGCCATGGTTTCTTTGCTCATTTGTATTTTACCGTCCTTGAATAAATTTTATAACCGCATTTTTGACAACGCAAATATTTGCCTGATGTATCCGATACTTTTTCCAAATCTTTTGAAAGGCAAGCACAACAGATAGGTACTTTTATATTACCATTCATTACTTTTTCTATATCCTTTGCAGTAATATTTATGTTTATATCCTGCTTCTCTGGTCGTACTATTTGTTTATCGCCTTTAGATAAAATAGCCAATGTCTTTGACTGCATAAGAATAAGAGAAATAAGCATGTGATGTGCTTTTATAATTTCCACAAGGTTTTCAACATCAACTTTGACATAAACCTTTTTCTTTTTTTTGTCTTGCTTCTTAATTCGCTTTGTTCGCTTTTTTACAGGCATGCTCTACCTCCTTCATTCGCTGTTGTATGATTTTTTCAAATGGTTTATACTTGTCTTGAAAATTCGGGTCATGCCTTAATGGCAGTCTTTTCGGCAGGTTATCGGCAAGTTTTTGGTATTTCGTTTTTGCATATTTTAGCAAGCCGAATGTCCGGGCAAACTCTGTGAACACTGCGTCAAAAAAAGCATTAAAAGCATTGTGGCAATCCTGCCATGTTTCAAGGAAAGTTCCTTTTGGATGTTCGTTATTATTTTGCATTATAATCCCTTTGAGCCGATACCGCCTTCGTCTTTTGTTGGTCTTGGTATTGGCTTTTTAAATTCACCATGAATGTTTACGGAAAGGTTAGGGTCGGGCTTTAGCTTAACCACAATACCTGCAAGTCTGCCGTCCACACAATAAATCGGCTGTGCCTCTTTGATGTCCGCAATAAAACCTTCGGGCTTTTTTATCTGTTTAACATCTTTTAGAAAATCAGTGTAGATTTTTTTAAACAGGTCTAAAAAATTATCATTCTCTTTTGTTTTGGGCGGTTCACTTTTCCAAAACTTTGATTTTTTTAAATAATGCCTTTGCCTATCCTCCTTCCAACTTTCCATGCGGCTTATGTTTGAAAGTCTGTCGGCAAACTTAAGCATAATTCCCCGTTTAGTTTTGAGGTTCGGATAGTAATATCCGTAGTGGTCTTTTTTTCCTTTGTGAGTTACCTCTTTGACTAAATCCGCAATATCCTTATTAAAAACCAATTCCAGTTCTTTGTAAGTGGTATTAGTATCCTCAAGAGTATCATGCAATAATGCGGCACACTGCAAATGATTATCGTCCTTTGCGACCTCCTCTATAATTCCCGCAACGGGCAAAATGTGTGCATTGAAATAATCCTTACCTGTGTCATCAACTTGTCCCTCGTGTCTGTTCTTGGCGAATGTAAACGCCTTGAAATATAAATCACATGGATGTTCTCTCATTTTTTTACTCCTTTCTTTTTTTTAGTTTGTGGTACTGCGTCCTCAAGTATGATGTCGGGTGCTTCCTGTGTAGTGTTCACATTCTCTTGACGCAATGCAAACTCGTCTCTTTTTACCCGCTCTAATAACTTCAAAGCAAGTTTCGCATTGCCTGCTTGAATTGCTTTTATGACTTCCTGCCGGGAAATCAAAACAGGATTGCATTTTAATAGTTCTTTTCGTTCCGCAATTTTTTCACTGGATTTTATATAGCGGGACAATCCTGCTTTTGAAATACCCGCGTAAAAGGCGGCTTCGGTATCACTACATCCGAGCGCCCATGCCTGCTCCAATTTCGTAACGATTGCTTTAAATTCTGCTTCTGTTTTACAATCAAAGAAATGTCGGCCACGACCAACTTTCCCGTTTTGCTTTTCCTTGTTCTTAAGATACTTGGATTTAAACTTTGATTTTGGCATTTTATTTACCCTTATGCTTGTAGCATTGCTTAAGCATTGCTTGTAGCATTTGTTTGTTTTTTCTTTTTTTTCTTTTTAAAGTATATATATTATTAAGCTATAGTATATATGCTATCTACTTACTGATATAGCTTATAGTATATATATAAGCAAGCATTGCTTGATTTATGCTTAATGAGTGCTTGTAGCATTTTCATTTTTTTATTAGCTTTGCTTTTTTCTTTGTAAAATTTTCCCAACGCTTTATAGCAATATCGAAATACCAAGGGTCTACATCCATTCCAAAACAAATTCTTTTTGTTTGTTCACATGCAATCATCGTTGTTCCCGAACCTAAAAAAGGGTCTAAACAATTACAGTTTTCAAATCCAAAATCCAAAAGTGCTTTTCTTGGTAAATCTACCGGGAAACATGCCTTATGTTTTTGCTCTTTACTTTGTGCATTTTGACTGGATATATCCCACCTGTTCCAATAGGCCGTTCTTAAGTTTTGGTTTGTTAAATATTTTTTTGAATTTGAAAGTAAAAAAATAAGTTCACATTGACGCGATAAAATATTATTCCCCGCAACAGGAAATCCGCTTATTTTATTCCATATAATCGTTTCCCTTACTTTTAGCGGATTTTGGTCGGAAAATATAATTTTGCCGTAATCATCCCGTGAATTTGCATTGTACATCACATTCCAAAAAACAGAATGCTTGTCGCTAACAACATTTTTTATATTCGTCAGGACGGAAATAAGAAAATTAAAATATTCCTTTTTGCTTTTATCGTCCTTATC